ACAGACGATTCGCGTCGAAGGCAAGCACATGAACGCGGTGCATAACACCAACAGCGTCAATATTTCGTTCTTGTCGAATGACCTTTTGCCGTTCCCGATCGAGGCGGACGATCGCCGGCACTTCGTTATTTACACGCCGCCCCCGCTCGAAAAATCTTTCTTTAAACGGCTCGTCGAGGAGATAGAAAACGGCGGCCGCGAGGCGTTCTACCACTATCTGCTGAATGAGGTTGATTGTTCCGACTTCGACCACACCAGGCCTCCGATGACCGAAGCGAAGCGCATGCTGCAGCGCCTTTCTTCTAGCTCCGAGCTGCGATTCCTTGGCGACTGGGCGCTCGGCGAGCTCGGCCTGCCGGTCGGCCCAGCGATGGCTTCTGATGTTTATGTCGCCTACGTCCGCTGGTGCCGGAACAATGGCGAGCAGCGGCCTCGACCATCGAACGTCTTTCACGCGACGGTCGGGCACCTTGGCAGCGGCTGGGAAAAGAAGAAATGCCGCATATATACCAAGCCGACGAGCACCGAGACCGAGCCAAAGCCGTTGATTCTTCCTCCACCTGAAGCGATGGAACGTGCCGGTACGGCGATGAAGGAAGGAACGCCGATCGCGAAGTGGCTGACGGAAAGCGTCATCGCGTTTCGCAAGGCAGTCCATGGGTCAGAAGAGGGGCGCAACGAATGGGCGGCGTAATGCGCTCAGTCTCGGCTTCCGACGTTCCGGGCTACGTTCCGGGTTGCGTTCCGGGTTTCCAACAGCTGCAATGTTTGGAAAAACGCGGATGTTCCGGGCGTTCCGGGTGTACCGCAACGCGCACACGTGCGTGTCGATGCAAATCAAGAGTGCTGCGCGCACACATTTCTCGCGCGTGTGTGATTTATACCCGTAACGCCCGGAACACATGGAACAAGTCAGTAATAGCAAAGGCTCCAAACGTTCCGGGTTCGGAACTAAGCCCGGAACATCAACCTCAAGCCCGGAACATCGAAAGAATGGCTAAACCCCTGCGCGAAACCATGCCGATTTGCACCGGCTTTATTGACGCCTGCCGCGAAGACTTTTGCGCCGAAGAGATCAACGCCGCGATCAAGGCCGGCATGGAAGGGCAGCAGACGTTCTACGCCAGCGAGAACGGCGTTACGGTCGGAACTAAGAGCCAAGACCGCGGCATCTGCCTGGCCGAGATGGTGATCGGCTCGCTGCGCGCGACCACGCAAGCCGCAGGGGGTGAAAAATGATCAGGGTCAAGCTGGAAGGCTTCAAGGCTATGCAGGGGAGCCTCAGAGACCAGGCCAAGCAGGTCGCCTACGCGGCGAGCCGCGCGCTCAACGCCACCGCCAAGAAGGTCGCCGATGCGATGCCGGCCGAGATCGAGAGCGCGATCGACAAGCCGACGCCTTTTACCAAGCGTGGCGTCCGGGTCCTAGGCTATGCCAACAAGAAGTCGATGGCCTCTCGTGTCGGCTTTATGACCGCGCAGGCCAAGTACATGCAACTGCAGGTCGATGGCGGCGCCCGCGCTGCCGGCCCGCACGGCATCAAACTGCCAGGCAACGTGACGCTCAACGCCTTCGGCAATATCCCGCGCGGTTTGACCGCTCAGCTCAAAGAAGCCGCGGCATCCGGGGCACTATCGAAGGCGATCGGGCGCAAGCTCGGCGTAGGCGACCGGCGCAAGGGCGCGGCGCCCATTCAACTGTTCTATGGAAAGCCGACTGGGCAGGCCTGGGCGAATGCGCCGATCGGCATTTGGCGGCGCATTCCCGGAAACCCTGGAAAACTGGTGCCGGTGATCATATTTTCCGGCAAGCCGGCGCAATACAAACCGCGATTTGACTTTCACAAGAAAGCCACGGCGGTCGTCGAGCGCGAATGGCAGCAGCAGTTCGCTTCTGCGTTTGCCGATGCGCAGAGTACTGCGAGATGAGCTACGCCAAACAGGCCGAATTCGCGCGCCAGATCGGCTACGACAAGAGCCGGATCACCCAGCTCAAGCGGGCAGGGCGCATCGTCATGTCGCCGGACGGAAAGCGGGTCGACGTCGAGGCGTCGATCGCTCGCATGGCTGCAACTGCGGATCCCGGGCGCCAAGATGTCACCGATCGCCACGCCGCGAGCCGCGCGAGCGCCGGAAAAATCGCGTCGCACTCGAGCGCGCCGATGCCGCCGCAGACCGTTCAGGACGTCTCAGTCGGCCTCGAGAACACCGGTCGCACCAAGGCCAAGGCTGCACTCATGCACTTCGAGAACAGCATCCTCAAGCTCGAAATGGCCCTGCGTCGCGGCCTGCGTTTTGAGCGTAGCGCCGTCAAGCGTGAAGCCACCGGCCTTGGCGCCATGGTCCGTGCAGGAATCGAGCGCGTTATTGACCAGACCGCGCCGCGCCTAGCCGCCGCCAGCAGCGATCTCGAGCGGCGCGTCATTCTCGACAAGGAACTCAAGCGTTTGCGCTGGATGATCAAGCGCGAATTGCCGCGCGCGTTGCGGCGCATGCAAGACACCACCAACAACAAGGCCAGCCATGCAGATTGAAACACTCGCGATCGACCGTCTCATTCCCTATGCGCGCAACAGCCGCACACACTCTGACGCGCAGGTGGCGCAGATCGCCGCCTCGATCCGTGAGTTCGGCTTCACGAACCCGGTGCTGATCGACGGCGACGGCGGAATCATCGCCGGCCACGGCCGCGTCATGGGGGCGCGCCAGCTTGGGCTTCCGCACGTTCCATGCATCCGCCTCGGGCACCTTACTGAGGCCCAGCGCCGCGCCTACATCATCGCCGACAACAAGTTGGCAATGAACGCCGGGTGGGATGACGCTATGCTCGGCCTCGAGCTGCGCGAACTGATGGAGCTCGGCTACGACGTCGGCCTGACGGGCTTTGACCTGCCTGAAATCGACGAACTGTTGGCCGACCTCGATGCAACCAAGGTCGGAAAGACGGATCCGGACGCCGCGCCGCCGGTGCAGTCCGTGGTCGTCAGCAAGCTGGGCGACGTGTGGGTGCTTGGAAAGCATCGCGTGATGTGCGGCGACTCGACCAGTGCGGAGCAGGTTGGCGTGCTGATGGGGGGGGGCATCGCTTCACTGATCCACGCCGACCCGCCTTATGGCATGGGCAAAGAGTCTGACGGCGTGGCAAACGACAATCTTTACCGCGAGAAACTGGACGCCTTTCAGATGGCTTGGTGGCGGGCATTCAGAGACCACGCCGAGCACAATGTCAGCGCCTATATATGGGGTAACGCGCCGGATTTGTGGCGCCTGTGGTACTCGAGCGAAGGGCTCTCGGTGTCTGAAAAGTTCGACTTCTGCAACCACATCGTGTGGGATAAAAAATCGATTGCTGGAATGAAGTCGGATCTGATGCTGCAGTTTCCGATCGCGTCTGAGCACTGCCTCTTTTTCAAGGCCGGCGAGCAGTTTGTCGGGAACGTCAATGCCGACCAGTATTTCGAAGGCTGGGACGTGTTGCGGCTGTACCTGAAAGGTGATGCCGACGCAGTCGGTTTGAACCAAAAGCAATGCCAGGAGATCACCGGCGTGCAGATGTACGCGCACTGGTTCAGCAAGAGCCAGTGGTCGTTTATTCCCGAGAAGTATTACGTGATGCTGCAGCAGGCGTTCCCCGCGAATTTTCGCAAGCCATATGGCGAACTGCGTCAGCAGTACGAGCAGATCAAAGGCGGGTACCGAAACCACATCAACGGCATTCAGGGCGGGATGCGGTCCTATTTCGACAACGCCCACGACACAATGCGAGACGTCTGGGAACTTTCGCGCGTCACCGGAGAAGAGCGCCACGGCCACGCCACGCCGAAGCCCGTGGCGATGATGCAGCGAGTGATGAAGTCCAGCCTTCCGCCTGGAGGAATCTGCGCAGAGCCGTTCGGTGGATCCGGCTCGACACTGATCGGCGCCGAGACGACGGGTCGCGTCTGCTACTCAATGGAGCTCAAGCCGGACTACTGCGACGTCATTGTCCGCCGCTGGCAGCAATTCACTGGCAAGCGTGCCACCCACGCTGAAACCGGCGAGCCGTTCGGCGACTGACGCGACCCATGGCCTCTATCGCCGACCTTCAAGCCGAGCGCGAGCAGCTCAAAGCGGCCAACGCCAAGGTCGAGTTCGAGCGCGCGCACGCCGAGACTTGCTCGGCGAAGGACCTGATCGCAGCCGGCAACGCGCTGCGCACGGTGTTGCTCGACGCCATGGGCGCCGCGGCCGCTGACCTCGTCTCGTCGATCGCCGGCGAGGCCGATGAAACGCGCGTGCATTACCTGCTCTCCGAGTCCGCGCACCAGTGGGCCACGACTCTCGGCGAGAAGGTTGCAAAATCCACCGATACGCTTCCCGAAGTCGGCGAGCGCTTTCGCAAGGGCGTCAAGCCGCGCGACCTACTTACCGTCTCTGAATGGGCCGATCGCCACCGCGAACTGCGCAGCGGAACCAACGCGCCCGGGCCATGGAATACCGAACTCACGCCTTACCTGCGCGAAATAATGGACGCGCTTTCCGAGCATTCCGCCGTGCGCCAGGTGACCTTCATCAAGTCGTCCGGGGTCGGCGGCACCGAGGCCATGTTCAACTGGATCGGCTACATCATGCATCACCTCGGCAACAAGGACCTGCTGTGCGTGATGCCTACGCTCGAGCTGCGCGACCGCTCGTTCAACCCGCGCCTGTCGAAAATGCTCGACGAATCGCCGGCGCTCGCCGGCCTGGTGAGCAACGCCAGCCGCAACAAGGCCAACCGCGGCGACCTGCTTGAATACGGCGCGCGCTCGCGCATCATCAAGGCTGGGGCCAATTCGCCAGACTCCCTGCGCTCTGACCACCTGCCGTACGTTATCTGCGACGAAGTCGATGCCTTCCCTTGGGACGTCGGCGGCGAGGGCGATCCGATGACGCTGATTGAAAACCGCCAGCGCACCTTCACGCGCGCCAAGACCTACCTAGTCAGCACGCCGACAAAAGAGGGGCAGTCGCGGATCAGCCAGCAGTACGCGCGCAGCGATATGCGCTGCTACCATGTGCCATGCCCGCACTGTGGCGAGTATCAGCCGCTGGAATGGGGCGGCAAGGACGCGCCCTACGGCCTGAAATTCCGCCGCGCGCCGCGCCCGGATGGTGACAAGCATGAAGGTCCCGATGTGGTGACCGCTGCTTACTACGTCTGTCGCGCCAACGCCTGCATCATCGAGGAAGCCGAAAAAACAGCCATGCTGACGCAGGGCCGGTGGATCGCCGCCCGGCCGCATATCAAGCACCATCGCGGCTATCACATCAACGCCCTTTACGCCCCGGTCGGTCTTGGCCTGTCGTGGGTCAAAGTCGCGCAGAAATGGCTCGACAGCCAGGGCGATTCCGCCGAGCTCAAGGCGTTCTGGAACACCTACCTCGGCGAGGTCTTCCGCGAGCAGGGCGACAGCATCGAGAACATCAGCCTGATCACGCGCCTCGAGGTCTATCCCGACGTGCTGCCGGTCGGCCTGCGCACCGCCGGCGTCGACGTGCAGAAGGATCGCATCGAACTGACCATTGTCGATTGGGGCGCCGGAGAAGAAGGCTGGGTCCGCGATCACATCATTCTTCCTGGCGACACCGAGCAACCGGAGGTATGGGAAGAGCTGCATGAGACGATGGTTGATCGCGGAATCAAAGTCGCCGCGATCGATTCTGGCTATCACGCGACTCAGGTTTATGCCTTCGTTGCAAAGCGTCGATGGTGCTTCGCTACCAAGGGCACGCCCGGCTTCGGGCGCCCGCTGATCGAGGATGAGAAGAAGCGCCGCCAGCGCCTGCGCGTCAAGCGCAAGCGCGGCGTACCAGTCGAGCCGATTGGCATCGACGGCGGAAAAGGCATGCTCTATTCCCGGCTCAAGCTGATGGAACCGGGCGCCGGCTACATCCATTTCCCGCAGGATCCGGCTTTCGACGACGAGTACTTCGCCCAGCTCGCCGCCGAAAAGCTCGTCACGCGCTTCAAGGGCTATCGCCCGATTTCCGAGTGGGTGCAGATGCGCCCCCGCAATGAGGCGCTCGACTGCCTGCTCCTGGCGCTGGCTGCACTGCGGCTTTCTGGGATTGCTCTCGAAGCAAAGGCCAAAGGCGAACATCAGCCACAGGAGACTCCAACGCCGGCCGCCCCGACTGTCGATAGGGTGGCGCCTGCGCGCGGAAACTCCGTGGTCGACCGTATTTTGGCGCGCCGTCGATGACTGAGGAAATCATTCGAAAAGCGGTCGAAACCGCCATGGCGCGCCTGCTGCCCGCGTTGACGGCGTCGCTGACCGCCGAGGTAGAGCGTCAGTTGAACGCCGACCTTGCCGGGACGCAAACCTATCATCGTAAGCGTGAGAAGATCGACGATCAGATCGCGGCAAAATTCAACGGACGAAACGCGGCAGAAGTCGCCCGGGAGCTGGGCGTCGGGCGTGCAACAGTCTATCGCGCGATCAAGCGCCGCCTCGAGGAAAACCGGCGATAAAGATTGTCTCGTTTTTTTTGGAAATGAGACAAGCTAATCTATTTAATACGTGGCATGTCATTTACTGCCACCGACCTCAGCAACATCGAAACCGCGATCGCCACCGGTGAATTGACGGTGGAGGTCGATGGGCGCCGCGTCACGTACCGGTCAATGGCCGAACTCACGAGCGCGCGCAACATCATCCGCAGTGAATTGGCGCAGACCGGCCAGCGCCCGGCCGCCATGCGCACGTCGTACGCCTCCCGGGTGCGCGACTGATGGCCGCGCCGAAGGTTAAGCAAAACACGCTCGATCGAATCATCGGTTGGGTCGATCCAAATGCTGGTCTCAGACGGGCGAGAGCGCGGAGCGCCTTGTCGATGGTTCGCAGCTACGAAGGCGCGAAAACCGGCCGACGTACCGACGGATGGGTCGCAAGCGGGACATCTGCCAACGCCGAAATCGGTCCGTCGTTAAACAAGTTGCGCAATCGATCGCGCAGCCTCATTCGCGATAACCCTTACGCCGCTAAAGCGTGCAACTCGTTTGTGGCGAACGTCGTCGGTACCGGCATCACGCCGAAATTTTCTACTGGTCAAGATCTGTGGGACGACTTCGTCAAAGAGTGCGACGCTGACGGCCAGCACGATTTATACGGCCTGCTTGGCCTCATTGAGCGCTCGCGGTTCGAATCCGGAGAGGTTCTTGTCCGTTTCCGCTGGCGTCGCCCGGAGGACGGTTTTACTGTTCCGCTGCAGCTACAGGTCCTCGAGGCCGACTACATCGACAGCCTCAAGAGCGAATCGCTTAAAAACGGCGGATGGATTCTGAACGGAATCGAGTTTGATGCGCTCGGAAAGCGCGTCGGGTATTGGCTGTTCAGCAGCCATCCCGGCGAGAGCGCGCCACTTCCCAAGAGTCTGTCGTCCCGGCGCGTTCCCGCCGAGGACATCATTCACTACTACCGGAAGACCCGGCCCGGTCAAGTCCGCGGCGTCCCCGATCTGCATCCGGTCCTGCTCAAGATGCGGGATCTCGACGACTATCAGGAGGCCGAGCTTGTCCGCAAGGGCATCGAAGCCTGCTTCGCTGCGTTCGTGACGACCGAAGACGAGACGCGCGTCATGGGCGACTCGAGCACCGAAAGCACTTCGCAACGACGAATCGAAAGCCTCGGCGCCGGAATGATCCAATACCTGCGGCCCGGCGAGGACGTTTCTTTCGGCTCGCCAAACGCCGTCAATGGCTACACCGAATTTACCGACGACCACCTGCACGCCATTGCGGCTGGCGGGGGCGTCACTTTTGAACAATTGACCGGCAACCTATCGCGAGTCAATTACAGCTCCATCCGCGCCGGTCTCGTCGAATTCCGGCGCAGCGCTGAGCAGCATCAGTGGACGGCGCTTATTCCAGGCGTCTGCGTGCCGATCGCGAATGCTTTTCAGAAAGCCGCACGCCTCGCCGGAAAGCTCAAGTCTGGATCAATCACTGTCGAATGGACGCCGCCGAAGTGGGACTGGGTTGATCCGCTCAAAGACTTGTCCGGCGAGCTGCTCGAAGTGGCGGCAGGCCTCAAGCCGTGGCAAGAGGCGGTTCGGCGCCGCGGCTACGACCCGGAAACGGTGCTTAAGCAAATCGCTGAGGACCAAAAGCGGTTCAAGGACCATGGCATCGCGATTCAGATCGACAAGCTCGCCCTCGGCGCCGCGGCAGGCGCCAACAACGAAACGAACAACGAAGGAAAAGGAGCATCCGCATGAGTACTGCGAAGGAAGGAACGCGCAGCAAAATCGAAGGGACCATGCACCGGCAGTTCGCGTTGAGCGTTCGCGCTCAGGACGCCGCCGGCGCAAGTGAGAGCGAAGGCACCGCCGCTGGCAATCTGGTTCTGGAATTCCCGTTTTCCAGCGACGAGCCGTACCTGCGTAGCAGTTGGTGGGACGAACCGTGGATGGAAACCCTCGGCCATGAAGACGGCGAATGCGATCTGACTCGCTTGTCAGACGGTGCCCCTGTCCTTGCCAATCATGGCCGCTTCGGCACCGGCGACACGCCGATGTGCGCGATCGGCATCACGCAGCGCGCATGGATCGACGGCGGCCGCGGTTACGTGGAAATCAAGCTTTCCCGCCGCGAAGGCATGGAAGGCCTTCTGCAAGACATTGCCGACGGCATCGTGCGCAATGTCAGCGTCGGGTACCAGATTCAGGAACGCACGCTTATCAAGTCGTCGGGCGGTGCCGCTCCCGACGAGTACCGAGTAACGAAGTGGCTACCGCTCGAAGTGTCGCTTGTCGACGTTCCTGCAGACGCCAGCGTTGGAATCGGCCGCTCCATGGAAGACATGGAAAAAGCCGCAGGCGCCACGCCCTATCGCGTGGTCGATTTGCCCGCTCCGGGCTCTATGCAAAAAGGAAACGACATGGGCCAAACCGTCCAAAATACGGTGGCGGGCAACGTAGCCGCCCCCGACCAAGAAACCCTGCGCAAGGCGACCGATCAGGCCGCCCTGGCCGAGCGCCAGCGCGGAATCGATATCCGCGAAGCTTGCGCCCTCGGCGGACTCGAGCCGTCGATTGCCGACGACTTCGTTTCGCGCGGCATCAGTGCCGACGAGGCTCGCCGCGAAGTAATGACGCGCATGGCCGAGCGCAGCAAGGCTCAAGCTATCACCAGCCGCGCCGACATCGTCACCGTGCGCGATGAAACCGACACGCTGCGCGATATGGTCGGTGCAGCGCTGCTGCACCGGCACAACCCGAAGTCCGCGCTTCCGGAAGGCGCTCGCGAGTTCCGCGGGCTCTCCATGATCGAGCTGTCTCGCTCGCTGCTCGAGCGCAGCGGCGTCAATACGCGCGGCATGGACCGGATGCAGGTCGCGACGCGCGCCCTTGAGGGCACTTCCGATTTGCCGAACATCGTTGCGGCGGTCGCCAACAAGAGCCTGCGCATGGCTTACGCTCAAGCGCCGAGGACCTTTTCGCGCTGGGCTCGCCAGACCACGGCGCCCGACTTCAAGACGATGACCCGCGTTGCGCTCTCGGACGCACCGGCGCTTGAAAAGGTGAACGAATCGGGCGAGTTCAAGCGCGGCATCTTCACCGACGGCAAGGAAACTTACAACCTGATCACCGTCGGCAAGATCATCGGCATTACGCGCCAGGCGGTAATCAATGACGATCTGAACGCCTTCACGCGCATTCCTGAGCTGTTCGGCTTCGCCGCAGCCGCTTACGAGTCCGACACGGTCTATTCGGTTCTGACCGCGAACGCGAACTTGTCGGACGCCGTCGCACTGTTCCATGCCACTCACGGCAACCTCGGATCCGGCGCGATCGCCGTCGCAGGCCTCAACTCGGCGCGCGCCGCGATGCGCGTCCAGAAGACGCCAGGCGGCACGGTCATGAACCTGCAGCCGGCGTTCCTGATCGTTCCGGCCGCGCTGGAGACCACTGCGCAGCAATACACCAGCGCCGATTTCGTCTCGGCCAAGTCCTCGGACATCAACCCGTTCAAGAACTCGCTCGAGGTCATCGTTGAAGGTCGTCTCGACGCCAACAGCACGGCCGTCTGGTATGCCGCTGCCGACTCGTCGCAGATCGACACGGTCGAGTACTGCTACCTCGAAGGCCAAGAAGGCGTCTATCTCGAGAGCCGCATCGGTTTCGACGTCGATGGCGTCGAGATCAAGGCACGCCTCGATTTCGCAAGCAAGGCCATCGAGCATCGCGGCCTCTACAAATCCACCGGCGTTTGATGTATCCGGCGGGCTTCGGCCCGCCCATCCGACCCACTGATTAGAAGGAAACGACATGAAAAACTACATTCAGCCCGGCGAAACGCTGTCGCTAGCACCTGGTGCCGACGTGGCATCCGGCGTCGGTTATCTTTTCGGTACCAGCCTGTTCGGCGTCGCGAAGAACGACGTCGCGAACGGCGTTACCGGTGAGTTTCAGACCGAAGGTGTTATTGAAATTGCGAAGACCAGCGCGCTCGCGATTTCTGTCGGCGATCGTCTCTACTGGGATGCGACCAACAAGTGCGTGAACAAAACGGCCGCCGCACAGCAGTGCGTCGGTATCGCCGTCGAGCTCGCGGCAAACCCGTCGGCCACCGTGAAGATGAAGCTCGGCGCTTACACGGCAGTGGCTGCGTAAGGCGATGGTTGATTTCGCTGCACACACGGCCCGCATCATCAACCGTATCGGCCAGCCCGTGACGCTCACTCCGTCCGGTCAGTCGCCGCGGGTGGTGCAGGGCGTATTCTCCGCGACTCCGTCCGACGCGTTCGGCCTGGTCGCGGGGTACGCCCCGGTTGTGCGGGTGTGCGCAGCTGAGAGCAACGACATCGCTGAGGGAGACCAGGTGACGATCGGGGAGAAGTCCTTCGTCGTCACCGGTTTTGCCGATGACAGACTCGACAGCGGCGATCGCGTATTGCGCCTGGAGGCGGCATGACGCACAAAATCACCGTGATCAAACAAGCATTGGCGGCCAAGCTTCTGGCTGCCAACACGAACGCCGGCGCGCACGTCTATGTCAATCGCTTGCGCAAGCTGAGCGATCCAAACCTTCCGGCGATCCTCGTCACGTTTATTCGTGCGTCAGGCGATCGAACCCTGCAGGAGCAGATTCGCCGGCAGGGCGAATTCCTGATCCGCATCCTCGTGAAGGATAGCGCGGCCGACGAGCCCGACACGCAAGCCGAAGCGATCCTCGAGCAGATCGAAGCGGCGCTCAAGAGCGACCTGTATGTCGGCGCAGCCGCCGAGGAAGTCGAGATGGGCGACATCACCGCCGAAGGCTCGGACGACCTTGAAATCCTCGCCCGGTCGCTGTCGCTAACCGTGCGCATTACTTGGATGCAGGACGTTTACGGCTATCCGGCAGACGATTTCAATCTTGCGCAAGTGCAGATCGACTTGGCCAGCCCGCGCAACGACCCGGCCAATCTTCATCAACCGGACGGCCAGATCGACGCTGTCTCCGCTATCAACCTTCCTCAATAGGACGAACCATCATGAAAGTTTTCCCCGTCGAAGGTCGCCTGGTACGCGATCCGGCAACTGGCCGTGAAATCACCGAGGGCACCGTTGTGCCCGACAACGACAGCTTCTGGCTGCGCCGCATTGCCGATCGCGACGTGGCGCTTGAGGCTCCCGCCAAAACCGAAAAGAAAGGGGCTTAAGCCATGGGTCCGTCTATCTCGTTTAATCAAATTCCGGTCAATCTGCTGACGCCCGGGCAGTACGTCGAATTCGACAACTCCAAGGCGATCGGCGGCCTCGTCAATATCCCGCAGCGGATTCTGATGATCGCGCCGAAGCTTGCCGCCGGTACCGCCACGGCCGACGTTCCTTTCCAACTGGACAACCTCGCGAACGCGACGCTCAAGCTCGGCAACGGATCGATCGGCGCCGCGATGGTGGCCTCGCTGTTGAAGGTAACCGACACGATCGAAACCTGGCTTGTTCCCGTCGCCGATTCGGGCGGCGGTGTTGCCGCGACCGGATCGGTCGTCGTCGCCGGCACGCCGTCCGAAGCCGGTACCGTCTGCCTCTACATCACTGGGCAGCGTCTGCAGGTGGCCATCTCGACGTCGGACACGCCGACGACGATCGCCACCGCGCTTGCCGCGGCGATCAACGCCATGGCGACTCTGCCAGTCACGGCAACGTCATCGGTCGGAACGGTCACGCTGACGTCCCGCCACAAAGGAACGCTCGGCAACGACATCGACCTGCGGCTCAACTACTACCCGCTGTCGGAAAAAACGCCGGCCGGAATTACCGTCACGATCACCGCGATGGACAGCGGAACGGGCGACCCGTCGATCGCAACGGCAATCTCGAACATCGGGGCGACGCAGTACAACACGATCATCATGGCGTTTAACGATGCCACGAACCTCGGCCTGATCGAGACCGAGCTCGACACGCGCTGGGGCCCTCTGTACCAAAACGACGGCCACGTTCATATGGGCCTGCGCGGTACGGTCGGCACGATCAATACCTACCTTTCGACGCGCAACAACCCGCACGTCACGCACTGGACCTGCGAAACCGGCGGCGAACCCGGCCCGATCTGGGAAAAAGCGGCGATGGCCGGCGCAACAGCCGCCTACTACCTCGCCATTGACCCGGCCCGGCCGCTGCAAACCCTGGTTCTTCCCGGTCGTCTTCCGGCCTCGCCAGAGAAGCGCTTCACGCGTTCCGAGCGCAACAACGTGCTGAGCTATGGCGGCGCGACGACCATCGTCGATGCCGGCGGCAACGTCGTCATCGAGCGCGCAGTGACGAACTATGTCCACAACAGTGGCGGCTATATCGACCCGAGCTACCGCGACATCGAAACGATGTACACGCTCTCCCTGCTGCGCTACCAGGTGCGCGCGCGCATCTCGCAGAAGTTCCCGCGCTACAAGCTCGCCAACGACGGCACGCAGTTCGCGCCAGGTCAGGCGGTCGTCACGCCGAAGATCATCCGCGCCGAGCTGATCGCGCTGTTCCGCGACTGGGAAGACGCCGGCCTTGTTGAAGACGTTGACCAGTTCAAGGCCGACCTGCTGGTCGCCCGCAACGGCACCGACGTCAATCGCGTCGACGTCCTGCTGCCGCCGAACATCGTCAATCAGTTCCGCGTGTTCGCTGCGCAGATCCAGTTCCGCCTTTAGGAGATAGACCATGGGTTCCAAGTACCTCGGCCGCGCCTTCATCCGCGTCAATGGCCAAACGATCGCCAGCATGCCTGGCACCGCAAAACTCAACCCGGGCGGCGTCGAGCGCACGCCGATCATGGGTGACTTCGGCTTTCTTGGTTACACCGAGAAACCGATGCACGGCGAGATCGAGTGCGAGATTGCCGTCAATTCCGACACCGACATCGACGCGCTCAACAAGACGACCGATGCCACCATCACCTTCGAGGCGGATTCCGGGCAGGTCTGGATTCTGCGCAACGCCGCGGTGGCCTCGCCCGTCTCCGTTCAATCGGGTGACGGCAAGGCCTCGCTCAAGATGATCGGCTCGCCGAGCGAGGCGTCCTGATGGCCGGCGAAACGGTTGTTATTGAACTGGGAGCGCCGATTCAGGCGCACGGCGACACGGTCTCGATGCTTACCCTGCGCCGGCCGAAGGCGCGCGAACTGCGCGCAATGCCGATGAAGGCAAGCATGGTGATGGGCGACCTTTACGACGTGGCAGCGGCTTGCGCCGACGTCCCGGTGTCGTCGATCGACCAACTCGACGCCGCCGACCTGATGAAGGTGATGGAGGTCATCGGGGGTTTTTTGGGCGTTGGAAGTGGAATGACGCGGTCGTCTTGATCGCATACATATTCCACTTTCCCCCAGCGCAGCTCTGGGAAATGGACAGCTGGGAACTGGACTTCTGGGCCGACGAGGCCGAGAAGATAGCAAGGGCAAAAGGGGGACTTGATGAATAGGATGGACGTGCTAGAATGCAGACATCATGAAGCTGTCCATTCTGATCGCCTATCTGGCGGGCTTTATCAGCCTGCTGCCCCCGCTAGCCGTCGCAGTGATTGCCGGCGCAGTCAGCTGGGTCGGCCTACGCGCGCTTTATCAGACCGTTCTCCTGATCGTGTCCTGATCGCCCGCGCCTCTTCGGAGGCGCGCCGGTGAGCCAACCAAAAACCGAAATCGTCATTTCCGCGGTCGATCGCGCGACCGCGACCATCGAAAAGATCGCCGCACGTCTGGACGCCGCCACGCTGCCGGCACACCGCCTCGCTGGCGCGTTCGGCAACCTTTACCAGGCCACCGGCCTCGGCGCCGTCCAGAAAGCCGTCAGCGGCGTCACGTCGTCGTTGGTGGGGCTTGCAACCGCGTCGGTCGGCATCGCCGGCGTTTATTCTGGAACGATCGGCTCGATCATGGCCTTCGCGCTGCATTCGGCGGACGCTGCCGATAAAATCGGCGACCTCTCCGAGCGCTACCACATCGCGACCAAGGACCTGCAGGTCTATGGGTCAATGATGGAAGAGGCCGGTGTCGGATCGGTCGAAGACGCGGCATCCAGTCTCGGTAAGCTGCAAAAGGCGATGAACGAGGCGATGAACGGCGGCAAGGATCAGGCCGCGGCATTCGCCGGCGTAGGCATCAGCCTCGAAAATCTCAAGAACATGAAGCCTGACCAGGTGATCGCCAGCATCGCCGACGCATTCAAGGGCAGCGATCGCGATCTCGAGAAGAACGCCGTGCTGCTCGAGTTGATGGGCAAGAGCGGCAGCGCCTGGATGTCGATCATGGACAAGGGCGGCGCCGAGATCCGCGCACGCTACGAACAGATGGTCGCCGACGGACGCATCCTATCCAGCGAGCAGATCGAGCAGGCCGACCGATACGACAAGGCCTGGCGGCGCATGACCGGAACGCTTGACGGCGTCAAGACCGCTCTCGGCCTGCAACTCGCCGAAAAGTTGCAGCCGATGATCGAGAACATCCAGAAGTGGATCGTCGCCAACCGCGAGCTCATCGCCCAGAAGTTCGACAAGTTCCTCGAACGCTTGCCGAAGATCCTTGAGGTCGCTCAGGAGTTGTTCGTCGGACTCTGGACCGTGGTGCAGCAGATTGCCGGCGCGTTCAAGGCGGTCAGCAGTGTCCTTGGGCCGACGATGACCGGTTTTCTTGCCGTTGCTGTCGTGCTCTCGCCGTTGATCCTTAGCGCCGGACAATTGGCGTTCGGGCTTGGCAAGGTTGCATGGATCCTCGGCAACCTGACCGGAATCATTCCGACGGTCACGGCGTTAGCAAGAATATTTTTTAACGTGCTGATAGCGAACCCGATCGGCCTGCTGGTGACGGCCATTGTCGGCTTGGCGGTGATCGTCTATCAAAACTGGGACGGCATCGTTGCTTACGTCTCCGCGGCATGGGAGCGCATCAAGGCGGTTTTCGGTACCGGATTTTTTAGCGGCCTGATTCAGCTCTGGCTTGAGCAATGGCAGGCGCTCGGAAACGGAATCCTCGGCATCATCAAAAGCGTGCTGCCAGAGAGCTGGATGCCGAAGGCGCTCAAAGATTTGAATTTCACGGTCGCGACCGATCGCGCCGCGCGGCTGACCGCCGAAGGCGCAGCGAAAGGCGCTTCACAGGACATCAAGAACACGCTGTCGATCAAGATCGACGCCGAAGGACGGGCCAAGGTCACCGAGATGTCTTCCGACTCGCCGTCGACCGCCATCGACGTTTCGGCCGGCTACACGATGGTGGGCGCGTAATGGCCTGGCGCGACGAGCTTCGTCAGGCAAGCTTCCGCGGAGTGAGCTTTAAGGTCGATACTGCCGGCCTCGGCATCGGTCGCCGCCTCGCTCGGCACGAGTACCCGCAGCGCGATCTGCCTTACATGGAGGACATGGGGCGCAAAGCGCGCGAGTATCGCATTGACGCTCTGATCATCGGCGCGGACTACATGTCGGGCCGGGACGAGCTGATCGACGCGATCGAGACGTCGGGACACGGCCAGCTCGTGCATCCCTACCATGGAACACTGCTCGTTACCGTTTCCGATTGCTCGCTGACCGAATCGACGCAGCTCGGCGGCATGGCGAAGTTTTCGATCACCTTTGTCGAAGCGGGAAAGGCCAACGAGCCGAACCAGGCGGCGGATACAGAAGGCGTTCTAGACGCGCAGTACGGACAGTGCCAGCTTGATTTTGTCGAGGATTTCTCGCAGAAGTTTTCCGTGGATGGGCTTCCGGACTTTGCCGTCGATGATGCTCTATCCGGCGTACAGGACCTGATGGATCTGCCTGGCGTAGCGCTCGGTGAGCTCAACAGCTTGCGCGCCAACACTTCGTCGGCGTTGCGTGGCTTGCTGCCAGAGAATCTGTCCGGCACCTTGTTCAGCGCAGCCGCGCTGGGCCTCGGGATCGTGTCACTGATCAATAGCGCGACGAAACTGAACGCTTTGCTGGGCTTTTCAATCCCGACGAACGCCGCCGCGGCGACGCCGACAAGCATTGCGCAAAACAACAACCGCCTTGCCTTGTCGGGGCTCGTCGCACAAGCGGCGACCGCGCGCCGGGTCATGGACCTTTCTACCGCCAGCTTCCCGGCCCTCGACGATGCCCGCCTCGCGCGCACCGAAGTCGTGACGCTTACCGATAACGTTCTTTTCTCCGATGCGACAGGCGACCTAGCGGCGATGTCGATCACGCAACTGCGCACGGCAGCCATTGCTAATTTCAGCGCCATGATGCCGAATCTGCCGCTGGTGATCTCCGTCGTTCCGAAAACGGTTCGGCCATCGCTGGCGATTGTGCACGAGACCTACGGCGACCGCTGGCTTAACGACGGGCGCGAGGATGACCTCCTTGCGCGCAACAAGATCGTCCATCCCGGCTTCATCCCGGGCGGCGATCCGCTCGAAATGGTGTCGGTATGAACGAGGTCATGGCCGACGCCAACAAACTGACCCTGAAGGTCGGCGGCGCGATCTACGGCGGCTGGACCGCTGTGAACGTCAAGACCGGAATCGAGCAGATCGCCGGAACTTTCGATCTCGCCATCACCGAACGCTGGCCCGAGCAGCCGACCGACTGGGTGATCGCTCCCGGCGAGTTCTGCGAAGTGCTCATCGGCGACGACGTCCTGATCACCGGCTACGTCGACGCCGTCGCCGTCAGCTACGACGCCGGCACGCACGACATCAAAGTCAATGGCCGCGATCGTGCCGGCGACCTCGTCGATTGTTCCGCACCGAGCATCGCCATGAGCGGGCAAACCTTCCTGCAGATCGCCGAGGCTCTGTGCAAACCCTACGGCATCGCCGTCTATGACGAGACCGCGAGCGGCAAGAAGCTCACCGTCAAACAGAAAAAGGCCGGCAAGAAAGGCAATCCACCCAAGTCGCCGCGCGTTTCGTCGAAGGTCCCGAAGCACGCGACGCAAAACGGCGAGTCAGTCTTCAAGACGCTCGAAAAGCTCGCGCGCAGCGAAGGCGTCCTGCTCGTCTCCGACGGCGAGGGCGGCCTGCTACTCACGCGTGCTGGCGCCGCCGGCGACTGCGCCACGGTCATTGAAAACGGCAAGAACATTCTGCGCGCATCGCTCGAGCACAGCCATGCCAATCTCTTTTCAGAAATCACCGTCAAGGGCCAGGCATCTGCTGCCGACGCGAACAAATTCAGCGTCGTGCACGCGGCGCCCAAGGGCAGCGTCAAGCGCGCGGTCACCAAGACCGGCAATTCTGAGATCGCGCGTTATCGCCCCTTGATCATCGTCGCCGAGACGCAGGCCGACGCCAAGCGCTGCCAGCTGCGCGCGGAATGGGAAGCGTCGAACCGTGAGGCCAAGGCTCGCAAGATCACAGTCGCCGTGCAAGGCTGGCGGCAGGAAAACGGCGATCTCTGGCAGATCAACCAGCGCGTGCGGGTCAAGTGCCCGTGGCTGCGCGTCGATGAGTGGTGGCTGATCGCCGGCATCGGTTATCGGCTCGACAACGGCGGAACGGTCGCCGAGCTCTCGCTCGTCAGCGATAAGGCCTTCGAAGTGTTGCCCGAAATCCCCGCGCCAGCCGATGGCGCTGCCGTGAAGAAATTCCAGGTGGTGAAAAAATGATCGATGCCATCAAGAAACTGACCGAAGACATGCGCGGGAAAGTGCAGCTGATGGTCGGCCGCGCCATTCTTACGGCGATCAAGGACGGCGGCGCGATCCAGACGGCGCAGGTGCAGCTGCTCGCCGAAGAAGATCACGACGACGCCGAGCGCATTCAGGAATACGGATTTACCTCGGTTCCGCTCGCCGGCGCCGAAGGCGTCATGGTCTTCGTCGGCGGCAATCGCGACCACGGCTTGATCGTTGCCACCGACGATCGACGGTACCGCAAGAGCGGGCTGCAAGCCGGCGAGGTCTGCCTCTACACCGACGAAGGCGACTGCATCGTCCTGAGCCGCGGCCGCGTTATTCGCGTGACGGCCGGGGCAGAGCTTGAGGTAACCGCGCCGATCGTCACGATTAAGGCCGCGACCAAAGTTCGTATGGTCACCCCATTGCTCGAGGTTACCGGGGAAATCAAGGACCGCTGCGACAGCGGCGGCAAGACAATGAACGCGATGCGTGCAACGTACAACTCGCACACCCACCACGAAAACAACACGAGCGGCGATACCAACACGCCGACTCAAGCGATGTGACCCATGGCCGATATCCAAACCTTCTTTGATGGCAACGCACTCCGGGCTGATTTTGCCGTGTCTGCGGGCAGCCTGGCGGCCGATACGGACATCAGGACGGCCGTGCTGATCTCTCTGTTCACGGATCGCCGCGCCGAGGACGACGACGCACTTCCGGATCCGGCGTCGAGCAAGCGCGGCTGGTGGGGCGATGCGCTCTATCCGCGCCGGATCGGCTCGCGCCTGTGGCTGCTCGGACGCGAAAAGCAGTTGGCAGAAGTCGTCTCCAAGGCCAAGGAATACGCGCGCGAGGCGCTCGTCTGGCTCGTCGAGGACGGTGTTGCTAGCGCGGTAAATGTCGACGCTGCCATTGTTGCCAGCGGCACGCTCGGCCTGCGCATCATCGTCCGGAGAAACAACAAAGCCCCTGAGAAATTTAATTTTGATTTCGCCTGGCGCGGAATCTGACGAGGTCACCATGCCATTTGCTCGCCCCACACTTCGAACCTTGATTGAGCGCGCCCAGGCGGACATCAACGCCCGCCTGCCGGGCGCCGACGCGCGTCTGCCGTTCAGCAACCTCAACGTGCTGTCGTCGGTCCATGGCGGCGCCGTGCATGGTCTTTACGGCTTTCTCGAGTGGCTGGCGAAGCAGGTCATCATCGATACCGCCGAGGTCGAATTCCTCGACCGCTGGGCGTCGATCTGGGGCATCTCGCGCAAGGCGGCCGCTCCGGCCGTTGGCAGCGTGAGCGTTTCCGGAACTACCGGCGTCGTCATTCCGGCCGGAACGCTCTTGCAACGTGCCGACGGCGCGCAGTATCTGACGACCATCGAAACGACGATCGCGGGCGGCGCTGCCGTCCTGCCGCTCGTCGCCGCGCTCGCCGGCAGCGCCGGAAACACCGCGGCACTGTCCGCGCTGAGCCTGGTGTCGCCGATTTCGGGAGTCGAAGCGGCTTGCGCCGTCGACGCTGCCGGGCTTAACTCCGGGGTCGAGCCCGAAACTGACGACGCGCTGCGCGCCCGTCTGCTTGCCCGCATTCAGCAGCCACCGCACGGCGGAGCTTCGTATGACTACGTCGCATGGGCTCTCGAGGTTGAAGGCGTCACGCGCGCTTGGGTCTATCCCCAAGAGCTTGGTCTCGGCACGGTGACCGTTCGCTTCGTCCGCGACAACGACGCGAGCCAGATTCCGGACGCCGGCGAAGTCGCCGCGGTGCAGGCTTATATCAACGCGCTGCGCCCGGTCACTGCGCAAGTCACCGTCGTCGCACCGACCGCCGTGCCGATCGACTTTACGATCACCGGTCTGGTGCCTGCGACAGCCGCGGTGCAGGCCGCCGTCCAGGCCGAACTCGCCGACCTGCTGCTGCGCGAGGCGGTGCCTGGCGGCACGATCCTGCTTTCGCACATGCGCGCCGCGATCTCTGCGGCCGCTGGCGAGAACGATTACGTCATGACTTTGCCAGCCGCCAACGTCACGAACACGACCGGAAACATGAGCACGATGGGCACGATCACATGGCTCTGACCGATACCGATTACCTGCGCCAGTTGCAGGCGCTTCTGCCGCAGGGTCCTGCGTGGCCGCGCGATGACTCTGCGACGATCACGCAGTTGCTCGCGGCACTATCCGACGAAATGGCACGCGTCGACGGCCGCGCCTGGCAGATCGTCGAGGAAGCCGACCCGCGCACAACCGCCGAACTCTTCCTTGATTGGGAGCGAGTCGCTGGGTTGCCTGACACCTGTGCCGAAGCCTTCGGCGGCGAACAGACCATGGCCCAGCGCCGCGCTGCCCTCGTTGGCAAGCTGGTCACCTTGGGTGGTCAGTCGGCCGCGTATTACATCGGTGTCTCCGCAGCTCTGGGTTACGCCATCACGATCACCGAGTTTCATTCACATACCGTTGATGACGATGTAGATGCCGAGATCTGTGGCGAGGCGTGGAACTTCGCCTGGCAGGTCAATGCGGCATTGAATACCGTCACCGACCTGACCGTTGATATGACGGTCGATGACCCGTTGGCTGCTTGGGGAAATGCGCTCCTGGAGTGCGTGATCGAGCGGCTGAAGCCTGCCCATACCGCTGTGTTGTTTAGTTACGTCTAGGAGATATCATGGATCGAATTTATGAATCAGGTGCCGTTGCTACGCCGCCTGCTGCGCCTGCCAGCCCATCAACGGGTTATCCGACGGGCGGAAATCCTGGCACGCTAACCAAAGCGACGAAGCCCGGTCCCTGGTGGTTCTACATGATTACCGAGTCGCTCAGGGCGGTGATTGTTGATGCTGGCCTGACGCCGGACCATACCAACCTCAATCTGTTCAAGCAGGCACTAGGTGCTGCCTTCGCTAAACTAGGGGTGGCCAATGCCTGGACAAAAGGCCAGCGTGGGGTTCCTGTCGCTTTCCCGGCAACAACGGGAACGGTAACACTTGACCTCGCGGCCGGAAACAACCATGAAGGCACGCTGACTGGAAATATCGTACTGGCAAATCCCAGCTCGATGCCGGTAGGGCAGTCGGGAATGATTCGACCGCTCCAGGGCGCTTCGCCTGGCACCATATCCTACGGATCGTATTGGAAACCAGCTGATGGAACAACACTGCCGGCATTAACGGCTGTAGCTTATGCTAATGACGGCCTGCCGTATTATGTGGAATCGGCAACGCGCATCCTGATCGGCAAGGTCGGGGGCTCGGTATGATCGTCCCTGGCTCAACCAACCCGATGCTAATGGTGCAGTCGGGTGATCCGCTTGACGAGTTAGGGAAGATCGAGCGGGCGCTGCGGTTCAGATTGGCCGCATCGGCCTTTCTGAGTTGCGTTCTCGGAACACCGACAAATAACAAGATCTATACAGTCGCCGCTTGGTTCCAGGTGGAAAAGCCTCCGACAACTGAACTCCATACGATCATTGCCCCACCGACGGGCGGATTTTTGTCTGTTGGCGATAGCGTAAATCCTGTTATCCGTTGGAACGATGGATCGGGCGGGGACTTAATCGGAAACCGAATGCTGCGCGGCGTAGCGGCTTATATGCTCGTCGTTGTGGGGGTTGATACGACGCAAGCCGTGGCGGCTGATCGTGTAAAGCTTTATCTTGGCATGGATCAAGTCACGTCGTTTTCAACGGCGGGTTATCCAGCCCTGAATTCGGCGCAAACTTGGAATAGCTCTGGAACTCACAACATCGGGCGCCGCGGATCGACGGCGAACAACTACTTCGGAGGGAATATTTGCTTCCCGCTTATGGTTGATGGAAAGCAGCTGACTCCGGCTGCGTTCGCTTCGGTTCATCCGAAAACCGGCCAAGTTCGCCCAAAGAGCAGGGGTTCGATCCGGTCCGCCGTTGCAGTAGGCGGAGGTCCGCGTAATGGATGGGGAGCAAACGGCTTCTTCCTGCCGATGGACGATGTAACCAGTCTGACCACTCTCGGGTATGACCGAAGCCAGGGCGACACCGACACGACCGGGAACAACTGGACGGCGAACAATATCAGCCTGACGGCGGGGGCGACTTACGACCCTTCGCTCAGTACGCCGACGAATGTTTTTGCCCGGTTTAACGAGCTTTGCAAAACGGCTTCGTTATCCGCAGCAATAATTTCGGAAGGCGGGATGCGTCTTGCAGCAAACTACGAAACGAACACAACTCCCGGCTCTTATGCGCTTGCGCCCTTAACCTTCGACCTTATAAAAGGGACGGCGTATATAGAGGCGACGGGGGTTAATGTTGGCTCTGGTGGCGGGCAATTCGGCATTGGCGTGACCAACAACCTAAATTTCAATTTTCAGCAATCGAACATATATAACGGAAGCTTCAGCAACATCACGAAGCAGCTTAACGCGGGGCAAACTGCCCGCCTTTTTATTGATGCTGACGCTGGAAAGGTATGGACAGGAAGCGGGTCTAGTTGGGACTCCGGCGACCCGGTAGCAGGAACGGGCGGAACGTCACTTTCCGGCCCTTATCGTATTTTTGGGCAGGCGTACAACGACGGCACAAACCGCGTTGATGTAGCTCTGAATTGTGGTCAGCGGGTATATAACGCGACATCACCGCGCTCAAAGTCAGAGTTTTGCACCAAGAACCTACCCTTCCCGAAAGTCCCGAAAGCCTCCTCGGCGGTCGTGGCTGTTACGGACTCAGGTGCGAATATCCAAGCGACACTTGCTGCCGCTCGTCCGGGTTGGACAGACTACATCGAGCTTTTCAAGTGCGAAAGTGCGAGCGAGGGTTGGCGTTGGCGTTTCTCTGACGACCTTGCAAACTTCCTCGACACGGCCAGCACCAACGGAAAAACGGCGTTTCCGGCACTGTCAGGAACGACTTACACCG